AGTAACCACTTCTCCATTAATCCAATGCTTTGCAGGTATAGTGAGTAAGTCTTTATCTGCAGACCATATAATAGTTTCTTTATTTGAGCTACCAAGTATCCCAAGTACGTCATCAGCTTCTAATCCTTTATATATAATAGTGTTATAAGTACTCATCAAATACTCTCTTGCCCATTTTAGTAGCATAGGTTTACGTACTTCTTTACGATTTAGTTTGTAGTAGGGTGCAATGGTCTTACGAAAATTAGTCGTATCTGTTAGAGCTATGATACAATCTTGAACAGGTGCTTCCATTAGTTTGGTAATCTGTTCTTCTAGTCTAGCTTCAACATCCTGTTCATAGGCATGTAATGTCCATAGTCCATCACCCCAGTTGATAGGAACCTCTGCACTAGTTGCAGCTTTATAAGCTATGATGTCTCCATCAATTAGTAGTAATGTCATCTATGTCATCTCCCATTTTTAACCACACGTCCACATAAGTAGGACACTTAGGGCAAGATAGATTAGTAACTATACCATCAAAGTTATACCCATCTTGTATATAAATATCATGGTCACCTCCCCATATTAGTTCAGTGTCACAGTGCCAACATTTCATATTGCTTGTCCTTTCAAATATTCGTAAGCTCTAAGTACTTTATCTTTATCATCCTTGAAGCCACCTAGTCCTGTGTTACAGTTACCACACAACCAACCTCTGAATGTATCAGTCTTATGACAATGATCTAGTACCCAACGTTGTAACATAGGTTGACCATACTTACCTACTTCCTTTATATCTCTTTGACATATAGGACAGCAGTAATCCTCAGATGGATAAGGGTTTTCTTTTCTTAGTCTTTTTACTACTTTTTCTTGACCTGATTTACAAGACCTACACTTTCTTTTTATTTCTCCAGATGCAAGTACTTTGTAATTAGAAACAGGCTGCATCACATCACATACATTACAAGTCAGTGCCTCAATGAGTGTCTGCCCAGTTTCGTCCATACTTGTAATCACTGTCAAGTTTGCATCTGAAGTTGAAGTGTCTTTCAACTCTGTCCATACATCCTTGAATAAGTCTCCCTGTATCATCCTCCTGTCCTTTCTTTACTAGTAGTTGTACTTCATCATGAATGAAAGCTACAATCTTTGCATCAAGTCCTTGTTCCTTTATAGCCCTAGCTATGAACACATACCAAGTCTTACATATCAATGCACCTGCTGATTGTAACAAAGTATTAAGTGAAGCATGACTGTGCCTGACAGGTATAACACGTCCATCTAATCCTTTGACCCAACCTCTTTCATTTGCTGCTTCTGATACTGCATCCTTGAGATACTTGAGTGCAGGTAGTTTCTTCAAGAACTTCTTCTTGATTGCTCTACCTTCCTTAGCACCTTTGCCTATTATCTTGCCTGTCTTCTCATCACCTGAACCATACAAGAAACCATAGATAAAAGTCTTTGCATTGTTTCTAGTAGGAAGACCTGCTGCTTCTTGATTGATAGTATGTATGTCACCATTGACTACTGTGTTAGCATAGGAGCCATCATCATAAGCAGCCATGTAGTGAGCAAGACACCTCAACTCAAGACCACTGGCATCAGCACCAAGAAGACTGTAGCCATCAGGAGCATAGAAGAGTGACCTACATTCCTTACCATAGGGTGCACCAACACTAGGTACTTGTGCAACGTTGGGGTTGGAATGGGTACAACGAGAAGTAACAGCACCCATGTGATTAACACGTCCATGCATCCTTCCATTCTTCTCCATCTTCAGCCAAGCCTGATTACCTGTAGCTAGTTGACCAAGCCTTTTGTTAAGGAGTAAGTACTCATTAAGCATCTTAGCCTCAGGCATATCAATGCTTGCTAGTGTAGACTCATCAACTCTAGGCTCACCATTATCAGTAAAGGTCTTAGGTTCCCAGCCTCTCTTCATCAGTCTGTCTGCTATCTGCATACGAGAAGCAGGATTGAATGGGATTACTTTAGTCTTTGTCTTCAGCTCTACAATAGTAGGCTCAAAGTTATTTACTAGTTCCTCTTCCAGTTCTGATTTACGAGAGACTAACTTGTACCACAGTTCTTTAGCTGACTCTACATCAAAAGGAAAACCATGTTCCTGTTGTTGTAATAGTAAAGTATGTATCTCAGTTTCTAAGTCTAATGCTTTCTGACTAAAATTTTTTCCAAGAATTTTGGAATAAAGTTTAGCTGTAACATTCGTGTCTTGTATACAGTACTGTAACATCTCTTGGGAGTACTCTGCAAAACTCTCACTACCAACATTGAACTCACCTTTTAATTCTCCTAGTCTGTATCCCCAAGCTTTAAGACTGTGACTGCCCATAAGTTTTAGAGGAAAGTTATTCTTCTTAGATAAAGCAACGTCTAGTTCTCTTACGTCACACCATATAGTTCTTGAACATACCAATGTATCTACTACTTTACCTGTGTACTCAAAGTCATGCAACTTCTTAAGCACTCTCAAGTCATAGTCAATAATGTTATGACCAATGAGTGAGTCTGCTTTGGACAAGAACACAAGCCCTTCCTTTATCTGGTCTGGTTCAAAGGTGTGTACCTTTTCTGTATCCTTCTCTCTGCATACTATGCACCATACAGTAGTGACATCATCAAGTAAGTTGTCAGCTTCTATATCAAATATTAAATCCATGTTTTCTCCTTGTGTCTCTGCACTAATTAAAAGTCTACTTCTTCCTCAGGAAAATTTACCTCACTCATTCTTCCTGTCTCTGTGTTGTATTCTAATGAACAACTCAAGCCTGTCTCACCAGACCATCTGTTCTTCAGTACTCTGACCTGACTTACGTTAGGTCTCTCTTTATCTTGTTGGTTACGTTCAAGTCCTATCACCATGTCAGACAGTTGACCTATTGCAGCACTACCTCTGAGCTGTGCCATAGAAGTCTGTGCTCCATCCTCATGTCCCTTGTCACCTGATGGACGTTTAAGATGTGACACTAGTACCAAACCACAGTTCAGTTCTTCTACTAGTGAACGTAACTTAGTCATTGTATTGTCAATGATACGTCTTTCATCTCCTCCTTCTAGACCACTAACAACAATACTAATATGATCAAGTATGACATAATCAACTTGACAGCCTCTGACGAGATATCTGATTTTGGATAGTAGATTTTCAGAGTCAGTAGAACCCCAATGATCATACATATAAACCCTGCCAGAACCTACTGTGTTATTGAAAGCATGTCTCAACTCCTCTTCAGGTACATCATGTGTCTGTAGATGTAGTGGTTTGTTTAACTCAATGGACATCAAACCAAGTGAGGTACGTTTAACATTCTCTTCCAATGCTATGTACCCTATGGTCTGTCCTTGCTTGATGAAGGAGTAAGCAAACTCTCTAGCTAGTTGTGACTTACCTATGCCACTACCTGCAGTGAGTGTTACAATCTCACCCTTACGACAACCACCTGTCTTCTCTTGTATACCTGCATAAGGATAAGAGACAGAGTGTTTGTCATCTTTAGCAGTGACCAGTTCCCATACATCAGTACCTGCTATGATACCATCAGGTCTGTAAGTCTTTGCTGCCCATACTGCATCAATAAGTTCAGCTTGTCTTCCTGCCTGTAACATATCACTAGCATCTTTGAGTGGAAGCTTGGCTATCTTAGCCTTGCTAGGTGGTAGTATAGTTGCTACTTCCTTAGCTGCTTTCTGCCCATGCTCATCATTGTCAAACATAATAATGATAGAGTCATAGTTGCACAGCCACTCAAGAGATTTAGACACAGCTTTCTTAGCAGAGTCTGCACCTGATGGAACACTGACAACTGACCACTTGTTGTCAAACACTTGACTAATTGACAAAGCATCTAGCTCACCTTCAACAATGGTAATCATCTTACCACCATCACGACAGAGGTGTTCACCATACAGCCCAACCTTCTTCATGTCACCTAAGGCAAGGAAGTCCTTGTTAGGAAACCTTACCTTCTGTGCTTGGAGTGTACCTTCTCTGTCATAGTAGTTAGCTACTTGTACCTTAGTACCTTTGTAAGTAGACACACCATACTGCCAATGCTTAGCTGTCTTCTCACTTATCTTACGTTTGCTTAGAGCCTTTACCTCAACAGGTAGGAAGGCTGTATTACTTTTCTGTGTAGTCACTGCTATCACTCCTTCATCATTTGGATAAGTTATTACCTGACAGGAGAAGCAGTAGTGTTTGCCTGTACTGTACAAAGCATTGGCATCACTACTGCCACAATGAGGACACTCTTCGTGCCTAATGAACTCTCCGTTGTCAGTCATTACCTAAGGACTCTATAAGATATCTAGACATGTAACCTAAACCTTCAGCAATCTTCTTGATTGTGACATTGTCATACTTCTCAGAGTCACCAACCATATCAATAGCCATGTCCTCATATGTACTTTGGTGCTGTATTTCTTCATCACCTATAATGACAGACATGCTTAGACCTTGATTAGTAAACTCTGCTTGTAAGTCTACGTCTGTTTCTATCATGTCTTTAACATCTATCACACTCATTTCAACCACTCCTTTGGTATTGTTTCTTCTGCCCATTTAAAACCATTACGTTCAGCCCATTCTTGACAGGTCATCTTTGAACCATCCTTTCTTTTCTTGGCTCCTTGTATAGTGGAGCTTGCCTTTTGGAATACAAATCTTATATCCAACTTGGGGTACTGTGCCTTGATAGCCTTCATCTTACGTTGACTATCTTGTCTGAAGTATCCTTTAAGCTCCACTATCATCTTGCCTATCTTTAAGTCAGGGACGTAGTGACGTTCCACAAAGTATGCCAACTTCTCTGGCTCATACACATGTGGAATGCCACGTTCTACGAGGTCTGAGATGACCCTTTCCTCAAAAGTCCCCTTCGTCATCAGCTCTACCCTCAGTATCTACATCATCAAAGACTGCAGAGTTATCTTTCTCTATAGCCTTAGCTACAAATCCTTCTTCTTCTTGGAAGAGAGAATCAGTAGAGGATGAACCATGCTCAACCAAGTCAATGACCTGCATAGCTTTTAATCTGAGGGACACACCCACCTGTTTAGTAGACTGCATCATGTAGACTACAGGTTCAACAGCTACCTTTACTAGTGAACCATTGCCTACTAACTGGTCACCTGACATTGGGTTACGTTTAGCATCTACAACGTTGACCTTTTGTGAGTAGGTCTGACCATTCTTACCTCTTATCTTAGCCTTCAGTTTAGTTTTGAATACAACATTACCTGTTTCATTACCATCTTGGTCATAGTCTGGCTCAGTAACAGGACGTTTGGACAGGGTTGCCTTTAGTTGTGGCTTCTCCTTGACAACCTTATTGAACTCATCATCAATGAGTGACTCTAGCTGTTCACAAACTTCTGCTGCTTCTGCTTCAGGTACAATTACTGAAGTAGAATATTCTCCATCATCAACGAACCTTGTATCAGGTTCAAAGACTTTTGCCCATAGGGACTTTCCTTTTATTACTAGCATATAATAACTCCTTATTGCTATTTGTTTTGCCAACTGGCTATGTTGTAACTTTAGAAATCAGGCAAAGAAATAGTCTGATTTCAACACGTTACGGATATCTAGGTTACCTTTACTTGGTGGTAGAGGAACATCCTCAGTACCTAGAGTCTTGATTGCATGAGTCCTGAGTTCATCAAGAACATCATGCTCTTCATACATACTAACAAACTGTTCACGTAGTATCTCAGATAACTGTGGCATCATGCTACTATGTGTACCATAGCTGTCATGCACCATAGCAAAGTCTACAATACCTACCTTAGTAGCTTCGTTAATAGTACGTGTCATAGCAGAGGCATCTAAACTATGGATGAAGTTAGGACTACTACCCAACCCTGTCCTCTGCTTATTAACTGTGTCTTTCTTATCTTTAGGAAAGGATAGAGATACTATGTCACCATTGATGTGTGTCTTTATCCTCTTCTGTTGCATCTCACTATACTGTTGCATGACCAACCATCCTGTAGGTGTGACCCACTCCATATGCTGACCCCTACTAGAGTATACATCTCCAACACTCTTCACGTAATCCATAACCTTACGTGCTGATACAATCACACCACTGATGCTGTCCCATATATGATTTGCTAGATACAAAGTAGTATGAAACAGGTCATCTCCAAAGACGTTGGGTGTGCCTTCCTTTATCTTATCCTTGATAGCTTCTTCAATGTAAGCACGAGAAGAATGTTTAGTACCAGAGTAGGGCACAATCATGACAGGTCTTTTAGTTAACTTCCTATCAATACCAAACTCCAAACATCTTCTACCCAGTTCTGTATCCTCCTCTCTTATACTTTGTATAGCTTTGTCAGCTACCTGTGTATAGATATCTTGAGGTACATCAGAAGGTACTAGGTTAGTAGCTTTACCCCCTACCTCATCTCTTAGTATAGCAGATAGATGTTGCAATCCATTACAGCTACCATCAGCTGAGACAGGTAGTCTGCTTTCATAACCCCACCCATGTTTAGCTAGGGCTGACATCTCATAACACCAAGCTAGAAACTGCAATGGTTTATCTGCATCAAGCCAAGCTCTATTATCATAGGGATTATCTGCTATCCTATGTGCTTCATCTACATAGTCCCAAGCCCAAGCCTCACGTTTGTCTAAGGTTATCTTATCATTACCATACAAGTTTGCACCATGTATACACAGCCACCTTGCCTCATCCCAACTATTAATAGGTATTGGATAACCAAACTCTAACAAACTCTTACTCCAATCAGCTGACTGAGGTGTGAGGAATGTACTGCTTGCATACTTACGTGAACGGAAATCATTCTGCCATACATAATAGAACTTATCATACTTAGCAAACTGTTCAGCTACCTGTAGTGTACGTTCAACTTGTATCCTCTTACTGATACTACGATTATTACTTGAGTAAATCTCAGCTCGTTTACTTGACCATACCTTGAACTTAGCTCTCTCTTCCTCGTTCATCTCACTTGGCTCCTTGCTGAAGTGGTAGTTAGGTAGAGGTATGTCTACCTTTGCAGGTAGGTTAGCTATCTCCTGTCCAGTATCCCATAGATGACGTAGTACTTGTAGTATCTTTTGATTTATTCTCCACTCTGTATGCTGTAGTGCATTAAGACATGCATACTCAGCTGTTAAATTTTGGTTAGCTAGTCTACTTAAGTGTATATTCAAGCTCATTACTTTCTCCTTACAATAGATAGTTCATCTATATAATGCCCATGATAACCTCCACCTTTGACTGCTGTCCAATCTTTAGGTGGTATTACACAAGGTAAGTATCTTGGACGTGCTCCTTGCATGTACTCATTGAATGCCTTAATCCAATCAAGTGTATCTTGAGTTGGTACAACGTAGGTTGAACGTCTCTTACGTGCAGTAGGCTGAGTGTCAAGCTTGATGACACCAGTGCTCTGTATAATCAAGTCAACCATCTTAAACCCTACGTGCACACGTTCAGACTTCAACCATTGAGTATTGTTGTAGCCATCCTTGTTCATCTTATTAGTTAGACCATACCTTCTAGCTCCGTATGCTTTCTTCATAGCAAGCTTGATAGTATTAGTAGCAGTATCTCCTTCAGAATGTACCCACTTATCTAACCTATCTTGTATCTCAAGGTTAGCTCCTATACTTCTAGCTACATACAACAGAGTATTCTTTCTGCTAATGCTATCCACTAGTGTTACAAGTGCAAGATATGCAACTTGTTCTGCATCCATGTCCTTTAAATTTTTCCAAGCAATATCTCGTGATATATTTGTAGGATGTTTAATGAACTCTACAACTGAAGTAGCTAGTGTTTGTACTAGCCTAGATACAATAGCTCTACCATGTGGTGTATGTGATTCCTTTCCCTTCTCTACTGCTACACTCACTACTTTATTATACCTCTGTATTCCACCTGTCATCATGTCAGTCTCTAGTTGAAGCTGTTCCTCAATTAGGGACTGTTCTGTTTCTAAAGTTACAACCAAGATAGACTCCCTTTCACATATATAACTATAGGTACTCCATTATACCTGACATTCCTATAGCAATTACACCTATTAACATAAGTAAAAACTGTATTCCAACCATGTTATACTTGGTAAAGTATCCTACTCCTGATACTGTAGCCATGCTTACAATCCATAGTAGCATAAATGAATTAGTCATACTCTCTCCTTCGTGTTATACATTCTTATCCATTCCTCATTCCTTGATACTTCTTCTTCTTGAAGCTCAATGAACTCCTCATCTCTCTTCAATCCACACCCATCCTTATGTCCATTCAAGTACTTGATGTGGTTCTGTGGTGAAGCATACTTATGGTATGGATTAACATACCCTACGTCATGGTAACCATTGTGATACCCCATTATGTAAGCATCATCATACTTATTCCTACTCATTAGTCTTCTCCTTTAACTACGATTGGATTAGATAGTGTCCAATCTTCTGCTATTATTTCTGCTTCTCTTTCAGTACTGACTGCTAACTTCTTTATTAACTTATTGTCTTGGTAGTGTGTAACATAGAAGAACTTACCTAAAGCATCATCAACATAGGTAACCTTTGCACTCCTACCCCACTCACTATCTCCATAGTACTGACTAAGTTCTCTTTTAATTGTCATTCTTAACCTCATCAAATGTAAATATAAACTGTTGCTCTTCACTAAACCTAGAGTAATCCTTATGTGCTACGTCATCTAGTATATCTGCTAGTTCATCTACTGTTGCATAGTATATTGGTTGTCCTAGCATAGTGTTATCCTTGTATGTCATAGGTACACACTCTTGTACTCCACTCTCTTCGTCTTGGTATAAAGATAGATAAGTATCATCATCTATCTGTACGTATATGTTACTCATTATTATGCTCCATAGTTGTTGTTGTCTAACTCTTTTGCAGTTGGTCTGAAGTCTACCATCACACACCCATTAGATGTGTCACAGTTTAAACTAACTCCATCAAATCCTACTGCATATACTGTAGCTTGTACATCTTCTACTGAAGGTTCATATACATCATCACTAACAAAGATGTTAAGGTCGTAGGCTCTACCCTTCCAATAGAAGGTGTCCCACTCATCAGCCTCACACGTACAGCTGTTGTCTATTATCCACTGCTTTACGTATTGGTTGATAGCTTTTCTAAAAGCTTTGTCATTGATATACTTTTCTTCAACGTCTTCATACTTGGTATCCATGTATAGTTTAGTTAACTCCTCTCTCTTCTCCATTTCTTTTCTGAGCCATGCAATCTCTCGCTTGTCTCTCTCACTAGTACTGATGAGGTCTTGCATTTCTACTGCCAGTCTCTCCATTAAAGTTAGTGGCTCAGTCATTCTTACTCTCCTTTAATACAATAAGTTTTAAACTGTGAGTCATCACCATACTCAGTACCATGATACTCAACTGAAGACGTATCAAGGTGTGCTACTTGTCCTTCAGCATGACCATGCTCACTACATAGTTCTTCTACTTGTTCATCAGTCAATGGAACGTCTGACTCTACAGTCCATGTCCTTATGTCAACTGACTGCTCCTCATGTGTATATCTATACTTCACAGAGTCCTCCTCTAGTTGTTCAAGTCTTTCTATCATCTGCTTATACTGTTCATCATTACGTTGAGTACACCCATCAAGACCTAACATATCTTTGATAGCATACTTAATCTTTAGTAGTTCTAGTTTAAAACTTTGGGTCATATAATACTCCTTCATCTTTGAGTCTACCATAATAGGTAGCACGTTGTCTATAAAAATCTGCTTGCTCACTATTCTCATCCCACTCATGCTCATACTGTAGCTTACGTGCTAACTTAAACTCAGCTACAACATCAGCTAGATGTTCTGTTCCGTCTATTGGTTCTATGTACATACTCATTGTGTCTCCTCTCTCTCGTTAATGTAATCATTAAGACAATCTCTCAGCTCTATCAGTTGGTCATTAGTCCATATGTCCCTAGCTAAATACATAGTCCTTATAGTATTCTCTTCGTATGGTTTAACTTTGATAAGAGAATTATACTGATACTGCTCATGCTCTGCCCTATTGTATTGGTATCCATGTCCCATGTCTTCATTAGTTTTCCAATGTTTCATACTACTTAACTCCTACTGTTTAACCTACTATTTAATACGTCTGTTATTTTAACTTGGTTGTCTAACTTATGTAAAGCATTCTTAAAAGCCCTTACTAAATGTACAATATCCATGTCATGTATCTGAATAGGTTCTTCCCTACTTGCTGAGTGATATAGAAACCCCTCTAGTATATCGTTAGGTACTCTCTTCTCTTCTATTACTTCTATTGTTTTTATTATCTTACTTAGTTTCATATTGTATCTCCTTCTAGTTGTTAATCATATATAATAAATTCCACCACGTGTAGTAGCTACTGAATGGATTTATAAAACCCATAGTAATTACTAGCATGAATATAAATAATAGTCCATCTCTAAATACAGTCCATGCTAAATCTTCATCTCTCATTAGTACCTCCTTATCTAATTACAAATCCTGATGTATCTTTCTTAGCTTGTCCCTTAGCATACAAAGCCACTACACTATTAGGAATATCAAGAAACCTAAGGTCATCTTTGTCTCCGTCAATAACATTGTAACCCTTGTACGTGCTAGGTATACTAGCCTTGTCTTTAAATACTACTGCTATGTTAGTACTACTAGCTTGCTTAACTTGTAATACTTGGCTTGCATACTTGTCACTTGCCTCACTATAGCTAACAGTTAAGTGATAGTTACTTGGTAAGTTACGTCTATTAAGTATCTTAGTATAGTCATAGAACTGTATATCATAGCTTGCCATATCTATATAGTTTTCCCATCTAATATCACTAGTACCATTAAGCCTCACTACTGCCTTCAAACCTTTACGTTTACAGTAAGCTTGAAACCTAGTTAAGTCTTGGTTTAACTGCCTAAGAAACTCCTCTCTATGGTCTCTAAATAATATTGTCTTACGTTTCCTAGCTTGTTGCACGTTATTAAATGCTCCACGTCCTGCAGAAAACAAACAACCTGCCTTGCATCCTGCTAGTACTGCCATAGGACAAACGTTTATACCATCTACAATATCTGCTGGAGCTAGGTATAATATAGCTGTAAGGTACTCACTACCATCACCTTTAATAGTCTTGGCATTAGTACCTACTCCAAGTAAGTTTAGTTTTATCATTAGTCTTGCCTCCTAGTTGTTACTAGGTACAACGTTATAGAAAACGTTGCACTAAGTCAAGATAATTATGAAACAATATCTGCTACACCTCCAAACTTTCTAGAGGCTAGAACTGGAACAGATACGTAGTAGCTTTTCTTGCCCATATGAACACCCTTAAACGTACTGCCGTTAGTAAACTCCCATCTAGATTTATACACTCTAGAACGTGATGCTAGAACGATTAAAGGCACGTTGAACAATCTTAAAGTTTTAGTCTTAAACATAGTTTTACTCCTTGTTATAGGTACACCATTGCACCTAGTAACAACTAGGATTTGTCTTGTCATCGACTCCTCCTAGTCTTGGCACACCCCCCTACTGAATACTGGTACTGCCTGCGTTACAGTAAGGTTAAGCTAAGGCACTGGCTTTACAGTCTTTGGCTACCCTCAAGGTTCTCATGTTACTTGAGTATCGTTTATGCTCTACACCTTTTGAGTGATACCTTGAACTATTACTGGTGATACTAAACCTAGTTTATCTTGTTTTATCTTTTGTCTTGCCTCCTTAGTTTCTTAAACTCTAATCTTTTATCTTTAACTTGTCAAACTTATTTTTAACTTTCTTTAACTTTGTTTTAGAAACTTTGTTAATCTAACGTTTATTCTAAAACTTAACTGAGTTTGATTTGTTTTAGTGCAGTTAAAAGGCTAAGTTTCTTTTGCTTTTAAGAGACTGCTGTTGTCCGTCATTCTCAATTGTTTTAATTATATTCATACTTTTTAAAATAAGTAAAGCATAAATGTTAAAAAAGTTAAAAATAGTTAAACTTTTTTTTGTATTATATAGTATCGAAAAAGAATAGATAGAGAGAGACATAAACATGTGATAAAAATGTCACACATGTTGCAATCTGGTCACACATGCTGAACATGTTAAAGAAGTGTTGCAAATGTGCCACATATTTAAAGGTACCTGTTCCTTTTTTAACGTGTGCGTGGGGGACTTGGGGGAGTCCTCTAAGTTAAATACTGTTTCAGATTTTTTTAACAAAATACAACCAGTATGTTCAACCATCAGTAGCAGCAGTAGGTGTAAAACCCCCCTAAACACTGGATATCTGACCAGTATATAAGTTATATATGTTAAAGGGAGGGGGGTTCTTATCTAAGTTGTAACTTTAGAACTCTATCCAACTCTGTTGAACAGGCTTTTCCTTACTCATATTGAGGTTAGACATGAATTTATCTAGTTCTAGTTCTAATAGTTCTTCTTTTCTACTTCTGATTTCTGTATCTGCATCAGCAGCCATCTGGTCAACCCAGTATTGGACTGCCATAGCAAGTACGTCAAGCCTGTCATCATGTGCTAATGCTCCTCTAACTTTAGTTATACGTGTCATTTGATAGGTTAACATGTACTTAATGCCTACATCAGGTGGCATAGACTGTACACTTTCATAGTCTTTTTGTATTACCTTAGGGTCTATAACAAGCTTATGCTGGTTCATAACAGGCTCAAGAGTGTCTATAATCCTGTTTTCCTTCTGTTTACTATGTCTAACTTCTTCTAACGTACAAGGATGAGTCTTGAGTAGGTATGGTTTAAGTAGTTCAGTAAACATACCATCACCAAAGTTACTCTCAACAAGTACCATGTTAACCTTGTTTATCTTTGCTAGGTCAGTTAGGTGCTGCAGTGTACTCTCAGAGTAACCTCCTGCTACTCCTCCTGCATCTACAACGTACAAGTATCCGTTTAACATCTTAACAACTGCATAAGCTGTCTCATCACTACCTCTACCTGAGGGGTCAATGGCTAACACTGATCCTTGATAGTCCAACCTACCTATTGTATCTTCTGGAGCATAGAACTTATCCCCTGATAAACCTACGTTAGGTAAGTCTAACATGGGTTTCATAATACCATAGACTACTTTCTCAGGAGCAGAGTCTCTATCACAGCTATATATGATTAAGTCACTTAACTTGAGTGGGTATTTGTTTGAGTCACTCAAAGATGTGTCTAACATAAACTGCAGGGCAAAGCCTGAACGACCATAAGATAGTTCTCTTTCTAGTAAATCTTGGTCATCAAATCGTTTGGGGTCTGTAGGAAGCCCATACAGAGCCTTTTCCTCTTTTTGGAGGGAATCATACAGGAGAGGTGCTAACCTACCCCCATAGGCTTTCTCTGCTCGTTCTAGAGTAGGATAACGTGCAGTCCAAACCCTCATGTCATAACCACGAGTAAGCAGTATGTTGTATAAGGACATCTCATTCTGAGGTGTACCTAAGTAAATAATCTTTCCATCTGGCTTTAACACAGCATCAAATTCTTTAACAGTCTCGTATAACTTCTCTCTCATCATGTGAGTCATGGAGTTGTTAGGGACTTCAACATCATCTGCAATGATTATGTCTGCTCTAGAACCTGTAAGCTGTCCTGTGACCCCTACAGACTTCACTGAGGGACTTCCACTGGCTTTGGCTGGTGCAACATCAAAAGCTATCTTAGACCATCTCTGACCATCTTTAGCAACGAGGTGTTGGCATATAGGGAGTTCAACAATGATACGTTGTGTAAAGGTTGAGAAGTCATCTGCACGTGCTTTAGAAGCTGATACAACCATAAACTTTAGTTCAGGGTTAAGTAGTAGCTGATGTACTACGTATGCAGCAGTGATGTAAGACTTACCTACACCACGAAAAGCTTCTA